GGGTCAATCAGGGACAGAGCAGACAGCCTCGACATACTGGAATAATACTGCTCCGACATCATCTGTTTTTTCGCTTGGCACAATCACCTCTATCAACGCAAACGGCGTCCCTTTCATCGCCTACCTTTGGTCCGAGATCGAAGGCTTCAGCAAATTCGGCAGCTACACCGGCAATGGTTCGACAGACGGGCCTTTTGTGTTCACGGGCTTTAGGCCGAGATTCATTTTGCAAAAAAGAAGTAGCGGTATAGATCATTGGACAATAGTGGATACAGCAAGGACGACAGCAAATCCTATGGGAGACCGGTTGTTTCCTAGTCTGTCCATTGCAGGAGATACAGGCGCAGTACTTTATGACATTTTGTCCAATGGTTTTAAATTGAGAACAGCAAATTCAGCTTATAACGGCAGCGGCGAAACCTACATCTTCGTTGCTTATGCAGAAAACCCCTTCAAATACGCAAGGGCCAGATAAAATAAAGTAATCATAAATATAGAGTAATAGTTAAAAAGGAAAAAATATGTTTTTATTGGATGGAAAACGTCTACAAGTTGATATCCCTTTTATACATAATGGTATTCAATATCCTGCAAATTGGCTAAGATTAACAACATGGGAAGAAAAATCAGCAATAGGTATTACTGAAGTACCTGATCCTGTAATGCCAGATGAACGTTTTTATTACGTCAGCATGCAAGGTGATCCTGTGCCAAAAGATCTTGATTCATTGAAAACGAATTTCAAAAATCAAGTAAAAACTACAACATATGCAATGCTACACACAACTGATTGGTATGTTATTCGCAAACAAGAAACTGCAGTAGAAATACCAGAAAAAATTTCAAAGTATAGAAATGATGTTAGAACTGCTTCTACAGCAAATGAAGCTGCACTAAATTCAGCAACAAATTTAGAAGAATTTATTTCTGCCGTTAACAATATATCTTGGCCAATTTTTGAACAAACATAAAAAAAAGAAAAATGACACATGACAATTAATTTACCAAATAATCCTAATGATGGTGATGTATTTACTAGTAATAATGGTGTTCAATACACTTTTAGTGCTAGTAGTGGTAATGTATGGACTTCTCGTGGTTCTACATTACTAGCAAATGTAGTATATAAAACAGGTAACACCATGACAGGCAATCTTGTCATGTCTGGTGCCAATATTGCTTTTGCTACAGCAACAAATTCAGGAGTATACTGGGGAGGAACAGGATTATCATTCATTCATTCGCCAGCAGCAAATACAATTGTAATTGGAACTTCTCTTACAGAAGGTATTAGATTTGATGCAAGTGGCAATGTTGGTATATCAACCTCGTCTCCGATTGCTAAACTTGATGTGTCTGGTTCATTTAGTGTTGCAAAAGCAAACGTATTGCAACAAACCTTAACTTATACGGCAAATGCATTTACAAATTGGGATACTTCATTGGGTCAAGTTGCAACAGTAACTTTGACAGGAACAACAACAACATTAAATACCGCAACGAATCTAAGAGTTGGTACTTATATTCTTCATGTCATACAGGATTCCGTCGGCGGTAGATTAATAACATTTGGATCAGGGTACAAGTTTACTGGAGCATTTGCACCACCATTGACAGCAAATGCAAATGCACGAGATGTATTTTCATTCATATCTGATGGTACAAACATATATGGTGTAATGGTTCCTGATGTACGATAAATAATTCATAAAAGGCAACAACATGGCAACACCAAGTTCTCGTACCGCACTTATAGATTATTGCAAGCGTCGTCTTGGTTTTCCTGTCATTGAAATAAATGTTGATGACGATCAAGTTGAAGATCGTATTGATGATGCATTACAGTATTTTCAAGATTATCACTATGATGCAATTCAAAAAGTCTATTTAAAACACCTCGTATCACAAACCGATGTTGATCGACAATACATTGATATGACTCAAGCATCAGGTGTTGCTACAGTTGTATCTGGAAGTGCAAATGTTACTGGTTCTGGAACAAATTTTGCCGCCGAATTTACTGCTGGAGTTACACAACTTACAATTAATGATGAAACAAAAACAGTATCTTCAATAACAAATAAAAACTTAATGGCAATGAATTCCGTATTTTCATCAAGTGCCAATTCTGTTCCAATTACTATTGTTGGTTCATCGGATCTTATAACGGGTGTTACAAGAATATTTCCATTATCATCAACAAATGCTACGGTTAATATGTTTGATCTTCGTTATCAGCTTCGTCTACATGAACTTTATGACTTCACATCAACATCATATGTTAATTTTGTGTTGACACAACAACATCTTCGCACATTAGATTTATTATTTTCGGGCGAACAACCAATAAGATTTAATCGTCATCAAAATAAGTTATATATTGACTTTCAATGGGGTACTGATATTCAGGCAAATGAGTATTTAATTATAGAAGCATATAGAATTATTGATCCAGAATCATATACTGATGTATATAATGATCGTTGGGTAAAAAGATATTCTACTGCATTGATCAAGCGTCAATGGGGATTGAACTTAAAGAAGTTTGGTGGTATACAGTTGCCGGGTGGTGTTCAATTAAATGGACAACAAATTTATGATGAGGCGGAATCTGAAATTACAATGCTAGAACAAGAAATGCAAGACAAATATGAAGTCCCACCAGAATTTATCCAAGGCTGAGACACTCAGTTGATATAAATGGCAACAAATCACTATTTCAATAATCATCCTGGCATTGTAACACCAGAACAGCTTTTAGTTGAAGATCTCATAATTGAATCTATTCAACAATACGGCTCTGATGTGTATTATGTGCCAAGAAAGTCACTTAGCTCCGAAGATAGTATCTATGGTGAGGATCCTGTAAAACTATATGATGCTGCATATCCAATGGAAATGTATTTACAATCAGCAACAGGTTTTGAAGGACCTGGAGAATTTTTTAGCAAATTTGGTTTAGAGATTCGTGATTCTGTTCGTTTGATTGTTGCTCGCCGCACATATGAAAAATATGTTCCAGTAGCAACATATCCTAGACCACGTGAAGGTGATCTTGTGTATTCGCCCGCACTTCATAACATTTATGAAATTAAATTTGTTGAAGAAGAAAAAACTTTTTTTATGCTTGGCCGTCGTCCACCATTATTTTATTTTTATGAATTATCTCTAGAATTATATAAATTTTCTAATGAAAGATTTAATACAGGTATTGATGAAATTGATGATATTGGCCGTGCATATTCTTACACACAAACAATGACTTTATCTTCTGGTGGAACTGGGACTTATAAACGAGGAGAACTCGTATATCAAGGCAATTCATTTGTTACGGCAACATCAACTGCAATTGTTAAGGATTGGTTTCCTTCAAACAATACATTACAACTAATAAACATGAAGGGAACTTTTTCTCAATCTGCAAATGTTAGAGGAAATACATCAAACGCACTATTTACATTATCCACATTTAATAGACAAAATTTTGATGGCGTATCTGATGAATTAACAAATAATCTTGAGATACAAACGGATGCAAATGGTATCATTGACTTTACGGAAACCAATCCGTTTGGAGAACCTTAATGTCAGGTATTTTTGGTAATCATTTTTACCATCGAATTACACGCAAAATTGTTGTTGCTTTTGGTTCATTATTTAATGAATTGCAATTGGTTAGATATAATAAAGCAGGAACAACCGAACTTGAGCGTATTCTTATTCCAATCGTCTATGCACAAAAAGAAAAATTCTTTAGCCGTATAAAAGGTGATCCTAATTTAATGAAGGATATACAAGTTTCATTGCCTAGAATGTCATTTGAGATTGTTGGTATTGATTATGATCCCACAAGAAAACAAAATAGTTTAATTCGTAATGTTAATCAAGCTACTGCTACAAGCACAACACAAAAAGCTCAGTATATGGGTGTTCCATATAATTATGAATTTAGTTTATCAATTTACGTTAGAAACATTGAAGATGGTTGGCAAATTGTTGAGCAAATACTTCCAATTTTTAATCCTGATTATACATTAACTTTGGATCTTGTAAGCATAATGGGAATTAAAAAAGATGTTCCTGTTCTATTAAATTCGGTTTCATATTCGGTAGATAGTGAAGGTGCTTATACTGAAGACACAACACGAATTGTTACATTTGATCTTACATTTACGGTAAGAGCAATGTTATTCGGACCAATTTCCGATTCAAAGATTATCACAAAAGCAAATACAAACATTTATGGTACGTTTAACTCAGGAACTTCTGGCGGATCTTCAATATATGTTCTTAATTTACAATCGGGTGGTTTTAGCGCATTTAAAGCAGGTGAATTTATTTGGCAAGGAGGTACGTATCAATTTCCTGATGCAAAAGCTGAAGTTATAGAATTTGATGCAACAAATGAAAAACTATACATTAAAGATGTATTTGGATCAAAAAATAGTTTGGGTGCGTTTGTTGCTAATGTAAAAATAACAGGGGCATCATCTGGAGCATCGTGGAATGTATCAACTTCATATGTTTCAAACGTTAAACTTGTTATTAGCACTATTGTACCTGATCCAACGTCAGCAAATGTCAATAGTGATTTTGGCTTTACAGAAACAATTATAGAATTTCCAAATACGTTAGGATTATGATGAGCAAAATTGATGATAATCTAAGTGAGATATTAAATATTGAACCAGTAGTAAAGACAAGTCAAGAAGTTTCTACAATTGCATTAACACCAATTACGGAAACTGCAACGGATACACAAACGGATTATGATCTTACTCGTCAAACAATTCGTGCGTTAATGCGTAAAGGCGAAGAAGCACTCGATGAACTTTTGTTTGTTGCAAAACAAAGTGAGAGTCCAAGAGCGTATGAAGTTGTGGCTGGAATGATAAAAAATATTTCAGAGGTAACAAAAGAACTTATTGATCTACAAAAAAAGATGAAAGACTTAAATGAGGAATCTTCAAAGTCTACTGGTGGAGTTAATGTGCAAAATGCAGTATTTGTAGGATCAACGGCTGAATTACAAAAACTAATACGTCAGAGTAAAGAATAATATGACTGAATCAATGACATATATGTCTAATCCGAATTTAAAGCGTTCGGGTATTAAGATTGAATGGACATCTGAACAAATTAAAGAATATGTTAAGTGTTCGGATGATCCTGTTTATTTTGTATTAAATTACATGCGTATTGTTAATGTTGATGAAGGTCTTATTCCTTTCAAAATGTGGGATTTTCAAAGAGAAATGCTTGAGACATTTTATAAAAATCGGTTTGTCATATGTAAAATGCCTCGTCAGGTTGGTAAATCAACAACAATTATTTCATATCTATTGCATCAAATTTTGTTTCGTGATAATACGAGTATTGCAATACTTGCAAATAAAGGTTCAACGGCAAGAGAGTTGTTGGGGCGTTTACAGCTTGCATATGAAAATCTTCCCATTTGGTTACAGCAAGGAGTTATTACTTGGAATAAAGGTAATATTGAACTTGAAAATGGATCAAAGGTTTTAGCTGCAGCAACATCATCAAGTGCTGTTCGTGGTGGCTCTTTTAATATTCTATTTTTAGATGAATATGCATTCGTGCCTAATAGTCAAGCGGATCAATTTTTTAATTCGGTATATCCCACAATTTCTTCTGGTAAGACATCTCAAGTGCTTGTAGTGTCCACTCCAAATGGTTTAAATCATTTTTATCGTATGTGGTCAGATGCTACAAACAAGAGAAGCAACTATGTTCCGATTGAGGTTCATTGGTCACAAGTTCCAGGTCGTGACGAACAATGGAAAGAAGAAACTATAAGAAATACATCACTTGATCAATTTAAAGTTGAATTTGAAACTGAATTTGTTGGATCATCACACACACTAATATCAAGCTCAAAGCTTAAAACTCTTGTATTTAACAATCCTATTCGTCAAGAAAATAAATTGGACATATTGGAAGAACCACAAAAAAATCACACATACGTTGTAACAGTTGACGTTTCTCGCGGTCAAGGACTGGACTATTCGGCATTTTCAATTATAGATGTTACAAGCATACCATATAAACAAGTGGCAAAATATAGAGATAAAGATATATCTCCTTTATTATATCCTACACTTATATTCAATGCTGCAACCTCATATAATAATGCTTACGTTCTTGTTGAAATTAATGATATTGGTCAACAAATAGCAGATATTTTACACCATGAACTTGAGTATGAAAACTTGGTTAAGATACAAATAAAACCACGCCAAGGACAACAAGTATCTCAGGGTCACACAAAAAAGATACAGTTTGGTGTAAAAACATCTATAACTACAAAGAGAATTGGTTGCTCAAATTTAAAAACTTTAATTGAAAGTGATAAACTATTAATAAATGATTCTGATACAATTATGGAATTAATGACATTTGTCGCATTTCGTGAATCATTTGCAGCCGAAGATGGTAGTCATGATGACTTAGCAATGACTCTTGTTCTCTTTTCTTGGTTTATTGCACAAAGAAACTTTAAAGATTCACTAAATGGCGATATTCGTTCGGTTTTACAAAAAGAACAGTTAAACATTGCACAAGAAGATTTGGTGCCTTTTGGTATAATTGATGATGGTATAAATGATCGTGATATGGAAATTGCTGATATGGAGAGAAAGTGGCTTGATGAAAGAAGGTTAAAAGCACCATTGGATAGTTTTGAATATGATTGGAGGGGTCGTTTTTGAAAAACTACTTTTCTATAAATAATATCATATAAGCATCAAAATTTTCTATCTCTGGAAGGAGTGAACAATGCCATTTCAACTAAGCCCAGGCGTAATTACTACAGAAATTGATTTAACAACAGTTATTCCTGTTGTTTCTACCACAAATGGTGCGTTTGTTGGTGATTTTCCATGGGGACCTGCCAACACAGTAATTACCGTAGATAGTGAAAATACTCTTGCGGCCATATTTGGTAAGCCAGATAATAATTCATATTTTTATGTTCCATTTTTAGTAGCTGCAAGTTTCTTAGCTTACGGAAATAATTTAAAAATTGTTCGTGCAATTAATGCCAGCTCAAAAAATGCAACAGCCAATGGTACTGGTATATTAATTGAAAATAATGATAGTTGGGATTATACTTATAGAACATCTCCAACTGCAAATAGTGGTTTTGGTAATACAAATTTCTTAGGCATTGCGGCAAAACATGCTGGAACTTTAGGAAATTCAATCAAAGTTGCATACTGTTCAGCAGGAAATTCTGCTATATTTAACTCATGGGCTTATGCATCATTTTTTGATGGGGCACCAGGTACATCTCAATACGCAAGTTCTCGCGGTGCAGCAAATGATGAAATTCATGTTGTGGTAATTGATGCTACAGGAAGTATTGCTCAAGGTGGAACACCAGCTGGCGCAAATGCTGCTGGTGCGGTTCTTGAAGTACATCCAAACATGTCAGTTGCTTCTGATGCTAAGAATTTTGATGGTTCACCAAATTTTTATCCTGACGTTATTGCAACACGTTCTAATTGGATTCGTTGGCTTGCACATCCGGCTAATACATCAAATTGGGGAACAGCGGCATCAAACAATGTAACGTATAATGGCGTTGGTGGAATGAGTGCAGCAGTCGCAAATGGAACAACACTTTCTGGTGGTGTTTATGCACAATGCACAGACGCAAATAAACAAGTTTCTTGGGATAAATTTAAAAGTGCTGATGAAGTTGATGTTTCACTTCTAGTAACCGGAGATGTAAGTGCAACTGTATCTGCATATGTTATTGATAATATTGCTGAATTTAGAAAAGATAGTGTTGCATTTATTTCACCAGCATCAGCAAACGTTGTAAACAATCCTGGCGGTGAAGTTTCTGCAATTACTACACAAAAGAATACTAATATTAATCGTTCAACTTCATATGCCGTATTTGATTCTGCATGGAAATACATGTTTGACAAATATAATAACACATATCGTTACGTGCCATTAAATGGTGATATTGCTGGTTTGTGTGTTAGAACCGACACAACACGAGATCCTTGGTTTTCTCCTGCAGGATTTAATCGTGGTCAAATAAAAAATGTTATTAAACTATCATGGAATCCAAATAAAACTCAAAGAGATGAATTATATAAGATTGGTGTAAATCCAGTTGTATCTTTTCCTGGAGAAGGTACTGTATTATTCGGCGATAAAACAATGTTAACAAAGCCAAGTGCATTTGATCGCATCAATGTTCGTCGTCTATTCATTGTGCTTGAAAAAGCAATTGCAACAGCAGCAAAGTACTCTCTATTTGAATTCAATGATGAGTTTACACGAGCACAATTTGTATCTCTTGTAGAGCCATTTTTGCGTGATGTGCAGAGTCGTCGTGGTATCTTTGACTTTAGAGTTATTTGTGACGATTCTAACAACACAGGTGAAGTAATTGATAGAAATGAATTTATTGGTGATATCTATGTTAAGCCAGCACGCGCAATAAACTTTATTCAATTAAACTTTGTTGCAGTTCGAACAGGCGTATCTTTTGAAGAAGTTGTTGGAAATTACTGATAAATAAAAATAAACAGGAGTATTATAAATGACTTTTAATATAAATGCATTTCGTTCTAGACTTCAGCGTGATGGTGCTAGACCAAATCTATTTGAAGTCACAATGGCTTTTCCTGCAACAGTAGTTACGGGTTCTGGTGCTGTTACACAAGAATTTAAATTTATGTGTAAAACAGCACAACTTCCGGGAGCATCAATGGGTTCGGTTGTTATTCCTTATTTTGGACGTGAAGTAAAATTTGTAGGAAATCGTGTATTTGCAGATTGGACAGTAACAATTATAAATGACGAAGATTTTATAATAAAAAATGGATTTGAAAGATGGCTTGGCGGTATGAATAGTCATGTTGGCAATAGAAGAAATGTGGCTTTTGCTTCACCAACATCTTATACAAGTGATGCAAATGTTGTTCAATTTGGAAAAACTGGATTTCCAATTAAAAATTATCAATTTGTGGGAATGTTTCCCATTGATGTGTCACCGATTGATGTTGATTGGGGTTCAAATGATACCATTGAAGAATTTACTGTAACATTCCAGTATCAATATTGGTTGTCAAACACAACAGACGCAATAGCAAGACCAGCATCAAGAAGTTTATAATTTTTTACCATTTTAAAAAATAATTTATATAATGATATCTTTGAAGGGAAAAATAAATGGCTAATTGGAAGTTATTTGGGTTTCAAATAACGAACGAAAAAACCAAGAAGCAGGAAGGGCAACAGGACGCAAAAAATATAACAGAAAAGTCCTTTGCCCTTCCTCAAAATGATGACGGTGCCGTTACGCTTCAAACAGGAGCGTATTTTGGCACCTATGTCGATTTGGAAGGTGTTGTTCGTAACGAAATAGAACTCATAACCCGTTACCGTGAAATGGCAATGCAGCCAGAATTGGAAACTGCAATTGATGATATTGTTAATGAAGCGATTGTTATGCAGGGTCATACACAACCATTAACAATTAATCTAGACGATCTTAAACAACCAGATTTAATTAAGAAAAAAATTCGTGAAGAATTTTACATAGTTCTAAAAATGTTAAATTTTGGTAACATGGGTTCTGAACTATTCCGTCGTTGGTATATTGATGGAAGAATGTTTTATCATGTTATTATTGATGAATCTAGACCAAGAGATGGAATTAAAGAACTTAGATATATTGATCCAAGACGTATTCGTAAAGTTCGCGAAATACAAAAAACAAAAGATCCAGCTACAGCAGCTGATATCATTAGAACAGTAAGAGAGTATTATCTATATAACGAGCGCGGTATTATTGGTGCACACTCAAACTTGGGCATGAGAATTGCTTCAGATTCAGTAATTAATGTAAATTCTGGTTTGATGGATTCTCGTCGTGCAATGGTTCTTTCTTATTTGCACAAAGCAATCAAGCCATTAAATCAACTTCGTATGGTTGAAGATGCTACAGTCATTTATCGTTTATCCCGAGCACCAGAACGTCGTGTATTCTACATTGACGTAGGTAATCTCCCTAAGGTTAAGGCTGAACAATATCTTCGTGACTTGATGGTAAAGTATCGTAATAAACTTGTGTATGATTCAAATACAGGTGAAATTCGTGATGATCGTAAACATCTATCTATGCTTGAAGACTTTTGGCTACCTCGTCGTGAAGGTGGCAAGGGTACTGAGATTCAGACTCTTCCGGGTGGACAAAATCTCGGTGAGATGGAAGATGTCAAGTATTTTGAACGCAAACTATACAAGTCATTGAGCATTCCGATTTCTCGTCTTGAAATGCAACAGGGATTTTCAATTGGTCGCACATCAGAAATTACAAGAGATGAATTAAAATTCTCTAAGTTTGTGTTTAGATTACGCAACAAGTTTTCCACATTGTTTGATGAAGCTCTTCGTGTTCAATTGTCTCTAAAAGGGATTTGTACAGTAGAAGAATGGGATAATTTTAAGGAAAATATATACTATGATTTTATCACAGATAATAACTTTGATGAACTTAAAAAAGCTGAATTAATTCAAAATCGTATTAGTGTTCTTTCACTCGCAGATCCATATATTGGCAAATACTTTTCAATTGAATGGGCTCGTAAGAATATTCTTAATCAAACGGATGATGAAGTTACGGAAATCAAAAAGCAAATTGAAGATGAACAAGAAGAAATGATTGAAATGGCACAGAAGCAGGCTGAAATAGCACAAGCATCAATACCACAAGCTCCACAAGTACAACAACAAGATGATCAAAATAATTCTACTGCACCTATTGCATCGCAACAAGATGATCAAGCTTCACAAGCAAACGCCAATACTACACCTCAGAATGGAACATCTTCAGACAATTCTGCGTTAGATAGTGCTGTAAACCAACAATTAAAAATTGAGCAAAAAAGTAATCTAAATAATATACTAAGAATAATCAAAGATCGGAGAAATGTTCTATGAGCAATTCAAGTGTAAAAAAAATCGTAGACAATATCATAAGTGATAAGTTTGACACGCTAAAAGAAGATCTTTCAAAGGCAGTTTCGTCAAAAGCAGTAACTGTTCTTGAAAGCAAGAAAGCTATGATTGGTAAGAAATTTTTTGGTAAAATGAGTGAAGAGTCTATTGATGAAGAGAAAAAATGAAAACCTTTAAACAATTTATTTTAGAAGCAAAACAACCACCGGCCGGTGTGGGGCCAAGAGATAAAACTTTAGGCGCTCGTCTTCGCGACCCGAAGCATACAGTAGGAAGCGCAATAAGGGATACTGTTAAAAGTGCCCTTCATCCTGGTCGGGTGGCTGGAAAACTTTTTGGACCAACTATAGGATCAATGATTGGTAAAGCTACTGGTGCGTCACAACAAACAATGAATACAATAAAGTACGGACCTGACGATAGATGAAAACATTAAATCAATTTTATTCTGAAACGGAGAAAAAAAATATTAATGAATCTATAATTTTAGAGGATCTTTCTTTTAAGTCAGATCCTCCAAATATCATTATGTTGAAACGTAAGGCTATTCGTATTTTTCCAGATGGAAGAAAAGTTGCTCTATATTATGCTGACAAAATTAAAAAATATGTTTCAATTCCATATTTTGATATGGTTCATAATGATAAAAATTTGATGCAAGTTCATGAAAAGTGGACCCCAAGAGGGAACATGGGTGTTTTAATGCAAATATTGGATTCTGGTCAACCCGGAACAATAACATTTGAAAACAACTTATCCGTAAAAATTGATGTTATGACTGCACAGTCTATTGTTAATTTATATAATAGTGTTAATAGTACAAACAAATATAAAATTGAAAGAATGGTTAACAAAGACAAAAATAATTTTGCAAAAGTTGCCGCCTTCTCTCATGGCGCAAGCACAGGATTATAAAAATGGCAAATACAACTCAAAAATTGATAGACACCGAACGTCGTGTTGTTTACAAATTTACTGGAAATACAGCTGAACCTTCAGTATTAAAAATAGATGCGGGTGCGTTAAATTTTTCATTAAATGCAAATAATCAATTACTTGGTTCAGGTGCGGATAGAAAAAACATATATCGTCTAGCACTAAAGAAAGTAATTTATGATGTTGCACCTGGTCAAGGTGCAGGAAATGGTTATGTTGAGCTTTATTGGACGGGCACACCAAATACAACTTTAGTTACATTGTCAGGCACAGGTAAAATGGATTTTGCCGAAGGTGGTGATGGTATTGTTCTTTTAAATAATGCGACAGGTGCTGGAGCAAATGGTAATGTTGGATTACAAACCGTAAATTTTGCATCAACAGGTTGTGCTTATACATTAATTGTAGATTTTAGAAAAAACTCTGAAGATTATAATCCAAAGTTAACATCATAAGGATTTATAAAATGTCATCGACAAAAAAATTACTAGAATCTATTATATCTAATGATTACAATGATGCAAATGAAAATCTTTCTGACTTATTCGTTGAAATTTTAAGAAATAAGCTTGTAGAGGCAAAGAAGATTGTTGCTGCAAAATATGGTGTTGCTGAACTTGCGGAAGCACTAGAATCTTTTAAAAGTTCTTGGGAAGAAGAGCAAATTGATGAAAGTAACATCACTAAAATGGGTCGATTAAAGTTAATCAAGGCTCGTATTCGTGGCGGAAAAGTACAACGTCGTATTAAGAAATCCGCAATTGCTGGGCTAACTCTTCGTGCCGGAAAACTTATTCGTATGTCTCCAACTGAGAAACGTAGACGTAAAATGGGTGCTCGTCGTGCAAAAATTAAACGTCGTGCAAAATTGGCACGCTCACTTCAAAAGCGCAGACGTTCATTGAATAAAAGAAAGGCTTTAGGTCTAAGATGAAACTCATAAAGGAAGTTGTAGAAGAGGTTCGCTATTTGACCGAAGAAAATACGATGGGTCAAAAAGAACACTATATTGAAGGTGTGTTTCTTCAGGCCGAACGTCAAAATCGTAATGGTAGAGTTTATCCTATGGATATTCTACAAAGAGAGGTTTCTAGATATACCTCAAATTATATTATGCAAAATCGTGCTTTTGGTGAACTTGGTCACCCAGATACACCAACAATTAATCTTGATCGTGTATCTCATATGATTAAAGATTTAAAACAAGAAGGCACAAATTTTATTGGTAAAGCTAAAATTTTAGATACTCCTTATGGTAAGATTGTGAAAAATTTAATTGATGAGGGCGCCAGATTAGGCGTATCTTCTAGGGGACTGGGATCGCTAAAGCCTAAAAACGGTGTGAATCTTGTACAGGATGATTTTTATTTGGCAACGGCGGCCGACATAGTTGCAGATCCTTCTGCACCTGATGCTTTTGTAAGAGGCATTATGGAAGGTAAAGAATGGATTATAGAAAATGGTCAATGGAAAGAAGTTGACTATGATCATGCAAAGAAAGCTTTGAATGAGGCAAATAGAAGAGACATAGAAGATGTTAAGCTTCGCTTATTCAAAAATTTTATCTCAAAACTCTAAAATATATAAATAGTTTAATACAAAGGAGCAAAAACAAAATGGCAAAGAAAAATCTAGCAGAAGCAGCTGCCGCAATTCTTTCAGGCAACATGGCTTCTCTAAAACCAATGTCAAAAGGGGCTGAAAATTTTGGTCAAGCTGGTGCTACACCAATGGTTGCAACACCTGGTCAAGAAGGATCACCAGAAACAGTTCAACAGGCAGTTGCTTCAGCTGACGAAGCTGGTGTGACTAAGGCTGTTGGAGTTGTTTCAAAATCAACTCCCCCGGGGGCAAAGCCTGCTCCGGCTGAACCAATGCACAAAGCACCGCCTCAGGTTAATCAAAAAGATGATGAAGATGATGAAGATGATGATAAAAATAAAAATGAAATGAAAATGCATAGCGAAGAACCTGCGGAAATGAAAAAAGAAACATATGG